TCAAGACGCGGTGCGCGGCGGAGAACGGCAGGGAGCCGACCGACGCCGAAGTCGCGTTGAAGAACGAACTGCTCGACGAAGTGGAGCACCTCCAGAAGAAACTCGCGACGGAAGAGCGCGAGGAGAGACTGCGGACGCACCTGGAAGCCCCGGCGAATCCGCCGCTGTCCAAGCCCCGCCCGCAGTCCGCGCCGCCCGAGGAGCGGAAGCAGGACAAGTTCTCGTCCTTCGGCGAGCAACTGTCCCACGTCATGCGAGCCGGTCGCCCCGGCGGGTCCGTAGACCCCCGCCTGTTCAACGTCCGCGCCGCGTCCGGCCTTGCCGAGTCCGTCCCTTCGGACGGAGGGTTCCTCGTGCAGACGGACTTCTCGAACGAACTGCTCACGCAGGCGTTCACCACCGGCATCCTCGCCTCGCGGTGCCGCCGCATGACCATCAGCGGGAACAGCAACAGCATCAAGATCAACGGCATCGACGAAACCTCCCGCGCTTCCACCCGCTCGGGCGGGATCGTCGGGTACTGGGAAGACGAGGCGGGGCAGAAGACCAAGAGCAAGCCCGCCTTCCGGCAGATCACCCTTCAGTTGAAGAAACTGATCGGCTTGTGCTACGCCACGGACGAACTGCTCGATGACGCCTCCGCGCTCGAAGGCGTGATCCGCTCGTCCTTCGCGTCGGAGTTCGGGTTCCTGCTGGATGATGCGATCATCAACGGACTCGGCACCGGCCAGCCGCTCGGCATCCTTAACGCCGGGTGCCTCGTCAGCGTGTCGAAGGAGACGGGCCAGAAGGCGTCCACCATCGTCGCGGAGAACGTCATCAACATGTACTCCCGGCTGTTCGCGTCGAGCAGGGGCAACGCGGTGTGGCTCATCAACCAGAACATCGAGCCGCAGTTGTTCCAGATGAGCCTCGCGATCGGCACGGGCGGCATCCCGATCTACATGCCCGCCGGCGGACTGTCCGGTCTGCCCTACGGCACGTTGTTCGGGCGTCCGGTCCTCGCCATCGAGCAGGCGGCGTCGCTCGGCACGGTCGGCGATATCATCTTCGCGGACCTCGCGGGCGGCTACATCCTCGCGGAGAAGGGCGGAGTGAAGAGCGACGTCAGCATCCACATGCGCTTCGACTACGACGAGTCGGTCTTCCGGTTCGTCATGCGGGTGGACGGACAGCCGGTCCGCGCCACCGCGCTGACCCCGTACAAGGGCGCGACCTCGACGCAGTCGCATTTCGTCGCCCTTGCGACCCGCGCATAACAACGTCTGACCAAATCGAAGGAGGAATAAAATGGTAGCGCATCCGATGGAACTCACGATGGCCCAGATCATCGGCTTCAGCCTCGGCGGAGCCGCAAAGAACGGCATCAACATCTCCCTGAAGAACGCGAACCGGGCGTTCATCTACTGCTTCGTCGGCAAGGGTGCCGACGCCACGCAGACCACCTTCACGCTCGCGCAGTCCAGCGGCAACGCCGGGAGCGCGACGGGAACGGGCGAGAAAGCCCTGTCCGACAACGTGCCCATCTACACGAGCGACGGGTTCCAGGCGGCGGCGACCCTGACCTCGCAGACGGCGGCGAAGGCGTATCAATGCGCCGTCACGCAGAGCGTGACGCAACTCGTGGTGTTCGACATCGTGCCTCAGAACTGCATGGACGTCGCGAGCGGATTCGACTGCATCGTGGTCAATGCGACCGACCCCGCCGCCGCGAACTGCATCGGCGCGTTCGCGATCATCGAGCCGCGCTACTCGCCGCTGCCGTCGCCGTACTCTGACTAACACCTGACGGGGTGGGCCTTCATCGGCCCACCCCACTTTCAAGGAGGGTGGGATGTTTCAGGAAGACATCGGAAAGGTATACGAGATCGCCCGCGAGGTGGCGAGGGAAGAGATCGCGAAGGCGATGAAACCTCCTCCTGCGGTTGTCGCTTCACCGGTTGAGGTTCCGGTCACGCCGGAAGTGCCGCAACCGGAGGACTTCTAACAACGAACCGGGGCGGGGTCCGCGCAGGGCCAGCCCGAGGAGAGTGAAGCATGGGAAATTACAGTCCATCGACCATCGCCATGGTAGGCGACCTCAACCTGAAACGCGGTCTTGTCTGCCGCACCCAGACCGTCAACGCATCCGCCGTGATGACGGCGGCATCCGTCACGAACATGTTCAAGGTGACGGGACGCATCAGGATCGTTTCGCTGGACATCGAGGCGATCACGCAGTTCGGGGCGCAAGCGGCGGTGCCGAGGTTCCAGTTCGTCGGCGTCACGCCGGTCGTTGCCGCGTTCGACATCTCGGCGGCGAGTGCTTCATTGGCGAACCTTGCCGCAGGCAAGCGCGTCACGTTCGCGGGGACGGCACTCACCACCGCGCTCGTGATCGACGGCGTGGCGGGCATCACCGTGAAGCCCGCGAACTACATGGACATCGGCTGGGACGGCGGTTCGGGATTCATCTCCGTGCTCGGCAGCACCGCACTGACATCCGGGACTTGCGTCCTGACGCTCTGCTACCTTCCCCAGTCCGATGGGGCGGCGGCAGAGGCGTTGATGTAGAGGGGGGCAAACAAGATGCCAAATTACAGCGTAGCAACGCTCGACCGCATCGGCGACATCACGCGGGGAGTTCACGTCAAGACGGGCACCATCGCAAACACTACCGCGCTGCCTTCAGCCGCATACGACATCTTCACGGTCAACGGACGCATCCGCATCCTCGGGTTGGACATCGAGGCGGTCACGGCGTTCTCCAACGACGCCACGCTCGTTAAGTGGCGGTTCACGTCCACCACGCCGACCGTCGGAGTATCCGACATCTCGGGGGCATCCCTTACCATTGCGCAGATACCCATCGGAGCGAGAGTCATGTGGCGCGGCACGGCGGTCGCCACAGCACCGGATGTATCAGCAACGCAGGCGTCCATCGCCGTCGTTACCGACTACATGGACGTCGGGCACACCAGCGGCGTCGGCACGATCACGGCGACGTCAAGCATCGCAGCGCAGACCAGCGGGACGTGCAGGTTCAACATCTACTACCTGCCGATCTCCGAAGGCGCGAACGTGGTGGCACTCGTCTAACAACCCAACGGGGCGGGGAGTTGTCGTGGCTCCCCGCCCACTTGAACAGGAGAGAATCCGATGGCGATAGCGGTCACAACCCCGACGCCGGGGAAGTTCGGATGGATCATCAACGCGACGAGCGCGGACGCCTCCGGGTGCGAGGAGTTGAAAGCGGCTCCTGCGGCGGGGTTGTCGATCATCGTAGATTTTTTGACCATCAACAACGGTGCGAACGCGATCTCCATCACGATTGGTTCGGGCGCGGGCGCGGGAGCCGTGGAGACTGCACTAATAGGTCCGATCGCGATGGCGGCGAACACGTCGCTTCAGTTCATGTTCTCCTACGGGATGTGGCTGACGGCGGCGAAGTCATTGACGGTGGATGCCTCGGGAGCGGGAGCGATCTGCATCTTCGCGCAGGGTCGTATCCAGTAGCATGAAGACGACCCTCGTCACCGCAGCGACGCAGGAACCCGTCGCCGTATCCGAAGTCAAGGATCACCTGTCCGTAACCGACACGGTGGACGACGTTCTCATCTCTGCGATGCTTACCGCTTCCCGCGAGGAGGTCGAGGACATCACACGGCGGGCGATCATGACATCGACGTGGGATTACTTCCTCGATACGTTCCCATGCAAGGACTTCATCACGATCCCGTATGGGAACCTGAAGTCGATCACGTCGGTCAAATGGAAGGCGACGGACGGGACGGAATCCACGCTGGTCGCTGGTACGGACTACCTCACGGAGACGAACGGGGCGGCGCATGGAAGGATCGTTCTCGCGTGGGGGAAGACGTGGCCCACGGGGTCGTTCTACCCGTCGAATCCCATCACCATCCGGTTCGTATGCGGGTGGGCTACCCGTGAGGCGGTGCCGGGGAAGATCAAACACGCGATCAAGATGCTGTGTGCGAAGCGATACGAGGATCGGGGCGAGGCGGTCGTAGGGCAGACGGTATACGAGAACCCAGCCGTTCAGTTGCTTCTCATGTCGGACAGGTTGTGGGGAAACTTTGAATGAGGATAGGCGATCTTCGCAATCGCGTAGAACTCCAAGCGTTCACGACCATCGCCGACGGTATGGGCGGCGGAACCGCGACGTGGAGTACCGAGGATACGGTACGGGCCGCGATCTGGCCCGTGTCCGTGTCGGAGCAAGTGAAGGCGGGTTCTCCCACGATGGTCGCGACGCACAAGGTTCGCATCCGATACAACGAAGACCTGCGGGCGGAATGGCGCGTGAAGTTCGGGGATCGCTACTTCTCCATCGTCTCCATCGTGAACAAGGATGAGAAGAATGCCCAGATGGACCTGCTGTGCCGGGAGGTCGTGGCGTGAAGGCGTTGAAGGCGGCGATCTATTCGGCGATGGCGGGGACGCCGTTTGCGACGTCCATCGGGAGCCGGTTGTACGACTCCCGCGTTCCGCAGAATCCGACGCTGCCGTATGTCGCGTACTGGGT